ACGTCTCGTTGTACGGCAGCCGCTCATACGTTGGCGCGGGATTGACCGACAGTTGCGCCGCTGATATTTCCACCCAATCGTTTGTGGACGCGGTGCCCACCGGCGTGAACGACACCGACACTTTGACCTGCGTCGCTGTTGATGGGATCGAGATTGAGTCGAAGTCGTAGGACGTTGAGGTGGTGGTGATGACCTGCGACGTGCTCAACGCATCGGTGGTGCCCGTCCACGATGCCTCAGGGCTTTGGTCCGTGCCCGTTCCGTACGTGACCTTCACCGTCACCGATGATGACGCCGCCGAGAAATTCGCGCCCGCCTTCATCGTCAGTTTCAGGTACGCGGTCTGGCCCGCGAACTTGTACGAGTCCAGCGACTCAAGCGCGTGATACGCGGTGATCGCAGTTGCTGATGCGTTGCCGGAATCGCGCTGCACGCGCATGGCGTACGCCTGACCTGTTGGCCCTGTTTGCCGGGATACGGTGCAGCCCGTCGCGGCGCGGTAGACGGCCCACCGGTCTGCCGTGTATGTCTTGGTAGACGAAGACAGGGCGAACGATGTCCCGCGCTGCCACACGTCCATGTGGCTGTTGATGATGGCGTTACGCCGCCCGACGCCGTAGCGGTTGTCATACAGGTATTGCAGATTGCCGCTCAAGTACGTGTTGAGGTTTGCAGCCGTTACGGTCTGCCCGGCAACGTAGGCGTACGGACTAGACCAAGCCATTGCTAACCCCGTTCTCGACGTTCTCGGCGCGTAACTGTTCGACCGTTTCGCCGGGCAGCCAATTAGCGTGCTCGGTGAATCGTTCCCTCAAGACTTGCTCAATGTCGCTGCGCTGCTCGGGCCACGTCACCGGCCGCCACTTGCCGCCCTGACGCTCGTTGAGGCAGGACACGCAAAAGAATCGCGGGTCATCGGCGCTGGCCAGCTGCGCGCCGCCGCATTCGCAGATCACAACCCACCGCCCGTGATTGATGCACGCGGCTAGTGGCTCATCGGCCGTTTCCTCGGGCAAAAAGAAGGCCACGTCCTCACGTGACCACCACATACGCGCGGCAATCTCGGCGGCACGCGTCGAGGGCAGCACCATGCCGCCGCGCTGAGCTTGAGCAACCACCACGTCATCGGCGCTAGCGAACACTTGACCGGGCAACACGTCACACCGCCAGCACTGTTGTGGATCCAAGTACGGAATAGGTCGCAGAGTCGAGTTGCCAGACTGAGCCGGATTGACCCACCGGTGACGTGTTGAGTGTGCGCTGCCAACCGTCAGTGTTAAACGTGTCAGCAATGCCCTCGGTGAATAGGTCAAGCGTTGCCGCCGGTGCCGTCGAGGGCAGCCCGGTGACGTTCACCCTCGAGCCAACGTCGAGGGCGAGTAAGTCATCAAGGTCTACGGTTGCCTGTTTCGCCCAACCGTCAATGCGTAGGGAATCGGTGCGCGGCGCGGGCTCGGCGCGTACTGTCGCATTCCACTGCACCACCGCCGCCATTTGGACGTCAGAGTCCACAATCAGCGACATTGTTTCAGTGCGTGAGCCGTAGTAGGCCACGCTTGCGGCGTTCACTTGGCGCACCTCGGCACCGCCCACGCGCGTGCCTTTCACGTCATTGACTAGGTTTTGATCGTTGAGCACAAAGGACACGCCCGGCGCAACATCCTTGGCGGTCACGCTCAACGCAATGGCCGCGTTGTAGCGGCTATCCCGGCTCACCAACGTGGGCACGCCTGCCGCGCTGATGAACGCGGGCGATAGTTCGGCGTCGCCCACCGCGTCGAGCGCCTCAAGGGCGCTGACACCTTTTGTCTTTTGCTTGCCGACTGTTGATAGTCCCGTGCCCGATGTTGCGCCAGTGACACCGGCGAGCGAGCAGACACGCAAGAAGCGTGCCGTTGAGGTTTCGCCCGTCGCGCCACTCATCGCCGCATACGTCGCGGCCGCCACCGTGTTGCGGTCAAGCGTGCCGGTGGTATCCGTCCAAAAGGCTGCGTGCGAGATTTGCCCCGAGAACAGCGCACCGGGTGCGCCGCCTACGCGGTGCGTAGATCCGAATGATGGCAGCGGCCACGTTCCTGGCGCTGACGATCCCAGCGTGTCTTGCGCCCCATCAACGTAGAGATAAACGCTGATGTTGGACGTGCCACTGCGGTACGCCGCTGCGGTGACCGCGTGCCAGTTCCCGTCAGTGATCGTGGTTGCGCCCGTCAGGCTCGCATACGTCGTGCCATCGGCAAGGATGAAGCGCATATGCGCCTTGCCGCCCGTGGTTACGCAAATCTCAAGGCGTGCGCTATCGGCGGCGCGTGCGGAATGCATGACTGCGGTTGATGCCGGGTTGCTTGTGGCATTCATCAGCACCGACACAATGCAGCTAGCCGGATCCGCGACGCTGCCGCCGTACGTGCCCTCAAAATAATATCCGTTTGACACGTCCACGGGCGTGAACGCGGCAACGGTGCCGTCATCAATTGGCAGCGCGCCAACTCCAACCTCACCGGATCCGCCCGAGCCCGAGGCGGTGACTGTCAGCGGGTAGCTCGTCGTTCCCGTGGCAACCTCACCGGCGATGGTTGAGCCTGCGTCATCGGTGAACGGCCACAACAGCGTGGGCGCGGCCGCTAGGGTCTGCTCCGTTTCCCACGCCTTAAGTTCGACGCGCTGCAATTGCGCGAGCCGATCCGACGCGCTGACGCGGCAAACCGGGCGGCCTTTGTCCCACTCGGGTGACCATTCATCAATGAGACCAGACCACATCACGACATAAGCGCCCGCGCCCGGTGGCTTAAAGGACACGCGCACCGGGCAGCGCAAGCGCAGCGGGTGATACGTGCCCGAGGCAAGCCCTGGCGTGTAATTGCCCGCCGCATTGTTGAGCACGAATGACAACCGGCCCGGCTGAGACGATGACCGCTCATCGGTGCGCCCTCGGTTAAACGTCACCGAGTCACGTAGACGCAGGTCACTTGTGACATCAACCCACGTGGGCGAAACGGTCGAGGGCGTCGCCGTTGGCGCAATCTCAATCTTGAGGTCAGGCAATCCCGGCTTGGCAACGCGCGTCATCAGTCGAGCCCGAGCCGCTGGCCGCCCTTACGGCGGCGCACCTTGAGTAGTGACTGATGCAGAATCTCGCCGTCGAGTTGCAAAATGACGGTTTGCAGTTGCTCAACTTGGCGGGTTGCGCTCGACACTTGAGCGTTAGCGTTCACAACGTCCGGGTTGTAATTGGCAATATCGTTGCCGAGCGAGTCACCGGCCGCGTACGAATTGACGAGTGAGGAAAGCTCACCGGGCGTGGCTAGTAACTGCTCGGCCAACTCGGTGCCGCCGTCCGGGCCTTTGTCCGTCACGTCTTGCAAGAGTTGCTGCCCGTACGGGTTGCCGCCCCAAACGGCTGCCAGTTTCCCTAGCGCCGTTTTCCAGCGTCGCACTTTGTCAATGCGCTGGCGTACCCAATCGGCGGCGCTGCCCGGCGTGGATCCCGCCGCATCCTGCGCAGCCTTCACGCGTGCTTGAGCACTTGCACGCGCCGTGGAACCAACAGCGGTGCCGTTGAGTTCGGCCTGCGCGGCCTGCAATTCGGCGGCCGCCGAGGCTTGCGCGTTCGGATCGTAGCCACCGATGCCAAAGAATGAGCGGGTCTGATCTTTGACGCGGCTTACGAGCGAGTCACGGTTAGCGATGGCGTCGGCCTGCGCTGATCGCGCCACGTCTTGAGCGTCTACCGCGTTTTGGCGCGCCGCCTGCTTGGCTTTGATCTTGGCATCAATGGCAGCGTTCTTGGCTGCCTTAGCCTTGGCCTTGGCTTTGGCTTTGGCGCTGGCCTTGCCCTTTGCGTAGCGTGGAGCGCCGCCGTTGAGTAGCCCGCGAGTTTGCGATGCCGTGGCCACGTGGCTGCCTTGCGGCAAGTAGACGAGTTCGGGCCCGCGTTCGCCAACGAGGGCAACGCCTGACGCCTCGCCGCCGGTGGCCCATGATCCGCCGCCACCGCTGCCGCCAGCTTCACTTGCGGCCGTCTTGGCTTCACGCGCCTTGTTAATGACGCTTTGTAGCGCCGCAATTGCGCCCTCAATGCTTGTGGTGACCCGGATATTCGGGTCTGTGTTGTCAGTCTCAACAGCCTTGGCGCGCGCCGCCTCGAGGTTCTTAAGCGCGGCCTTAGTTTCTGCGCTGACCTTGACGTTGGGAGCCTTGGGGATTGCCTCGATTTTGCCGGTGACTGAATCCACGCGCAAGCCAACTTTGGCCAGGGCGGCATTGAGTTGCGGCGTCGAGTTCGCAAACGCAATCAACTCGTCAGGGCTCATCTGCTGTTCCATCGTGGCCCACTTGCTCACGAGCCCGTCAATGTCGCCAGCGTTGGCCATATCGCCAATGGATTGCTTCACGGCGCGCATCCCGGCGTCCATCTTGCCCGCGCTATCGGCATTCATGCCCATCGCTACGGCGAGTAGGGAAAGGGGGCCACCGGCAGGCAGGGCTAGCGTTGAGGCTGCGCCCCCGATGCCGCCGAATAGCTCAGTGAACTTGTAGACGCCAAAGGCTGACCCGAGCGCCACAACAGCGCCCCCGGCCGTGGTCATGCTCGCGGCTAGGCCGCCCATAGCCGGTGCTGCCGCTGCGGCAGCCGGTGCCGTGCCGCCAATGCCTGTTGATGCCGTAGTTGCCGCCGTGCCCGCGCTTGTGAACAGCCCAGACAACCCGGTGAGGCCACTCTTGACCATGCCAAGCGGCCCGCTGAGCAGGTTAAACGCAACAGCTGCACCGGCCACGGCAACGGCGGTGGTTTGCACCGGCTGCGGTAAATCGCCAAAGAACTTGGCAAGATCACCGAGCTTCTCCACAATCGGCGTGATCGCAGGTAGTAGCGACTCGCCCAACGTCATCTTGATGCCGTCCATTGCGGCATCAAACTTGCGTTGCGCCTCAAGATTCTTGGCGAACGCGTCCACCTGATCTTGGCCAATAACTTGGTTGTATTCGTCCGTTTTCGCCATCAACTCGGCAATGCCAGCTTTGCCACGGTTGAGGAAAGGTAGCAACGCGGTGCCTTGGCGGCCGAATAGTTGCAGCGCCAGCGCGGTCTTAGTGGGCCCGTTCGGCATGTTCTTAAACTGCTCGGCCATATCGGGCAAGATGTCCGTAAGCGGCTTGACCTTGCCTTGCGCGTCAGTGAACGAAACGCCCAATTGCTTCATTGTGTCAGCAACCGGGCCCTTGCCGGTCTGCGCTGCCTTCACCAAGTTTTTGTCAAGAAGGCCCATAGCCTTAGTGAAGTTGCCAAGATCCTGGCCGGTTTGTTTCGCCGCGAAACGCAACCGCGATGACGCCTCGACGCTGCCGCCAACGGCACGGTTGAGCGCAAGCGTTTCTTTCGTGGCGCTTTGGAACGTATCAATTGATTCTTTGGCGAACGCGGCCAAGCCAATAGCGGCGATTCCTGACCCAACGGCGCGGGCAGCCTTGCCCATGCCTGACACGTTCTTGGTGGCGCTCGCCAAACCTTGCTTGGTCTTATCGCGGGCAATGATGTCAAGAATGAGTTGCTTGGCTGCCGCCATTCTCGCCCCTTAAATGTTTAGCTCGAGCCCGTCAATTTGTGCGAACAGTCGCGCATACGCCTTAAAGCGTTCCAACTCATCCCACGTCAATGAGTTGCGTATGTGCTCAATGTCGTTGAGCCCGAAATAGCGGGCCAACAGCGGCAACCAATCAGCTAGTTGGTCATCTCGCTTTTCGTGGGCGAAGTAGGGTCGTCAGGGTTAGCCGTTTCTGGTGCCGCCTCGGCCACGTCGTTGCCGACTAACTCAAACTCAAGACCAAACAGGTTGAGCCCGTCGAGAATCTCAAGCCACGTGATGTCATCGCCGCTGCGCTGGCAGGCCAAATACCATGCGTACCCGAGGGCGCGTCCGTCGCGCTGATCGAGCCACGATAGCCACTCAATCGGAACCCAACCGGTGAGACTTTTCATCTCGTCAGTTTCGCGAATGAACATACGGCGCAAGTCGAGGTCACGATTCGTGGCAGTCTCCACGCCCTTAGCGTCAGTGTAGGTGTACGTCAATTTGAGTGTTACGTCGAACATCGGGTGAGCCCCTTAGTTGTGGTTATGCTGGCAATTTCGTTATTGCTGACTCAATGGCCCTATCTACGCGTGCCGCCACCTCGGGTGACTTTTCCTCGGCGGGTTTGTCGAACCAACCCGGCGTCACGGTCTGAGTTACCCACGCCTCGCGGTTGCCCATGACAGGGTGCCGCCAATGGCCCGTGTTCATATGTGAAGGCAATTTGCGTTGGTCAGCGGGCATACGGTTTGGCTCGCTTTTGACTGTCAATTGGTTTGTGGATCCACGCGTACGGTTGATGACGCGCACGCTCGCGGCCGCCGCGTTACGCAACCCGCTGCGCTTGCGCAAGCCTTCCCATTTGCGTTGCGTCAGCGGGCCAAAACTTTTGCCGCTGGCAAGCGTTGCGTTCATGCGCGCATTGGTGCCTGAGCCGCCGCTACTTTTCGACGTGAGCCCTTTTACGCGTTTGCGCTGCTCAGTCACAATGAGCTTTGCGGCTGCCGCCAATTCTTTGCGCAATTCCTTACGCAACTCATCGGGCAGCGCCTTGGTGAGTTCGGCCATTTTGCGCTCAGCACGTGCCGGGTCAATCGTGATGCCCGACTCGTAAGCGGCCGTGCCGCTCGGGCGTGGAGTACCTCGAGGCATATCGTCACCGCCTTGGGTAAACACAAGCCCCGGCGCGCGGGCTCACACGCGCCAGGGCTTGTGCGTCAAAGTCGCACTAGAGCGCCGTATCGGTGCTCATGTACGTGATCGTTGGCAGGTTGCCGCTGGAATCGTCGCGCCACGTGAAATCAAACTTGCTTGACAACTCGTTGGGCCCGTCAGCGCCCTGAATGTCGCCATCCCACGTAACTGATGGCAGCGTGATGCGGAACGTCGGGTAATAGGTGCTGGCAATGGCGGTGGTGCCAACCCATTCCATGACCACACTGTTGGACGTGTTCGCCACCACTAGATCCTGCAAAGCCTTACCGTCTGCAAGCGTCCAATCCACCGTGACGCTGCCCGAGATTTGCGCGGGCCCGTTGAGCACCGGTTGGGACTTGAGGTTGCTTGAGTTGGTTGTGTAATCCTCGGTGTCTAGCGGGCGCTCAATCGTGCATGAAACGTCGCGCACCGCAATGGCGGCCTCGCTGTTGTAGGTGCCGATCTTAAAGGCCATTTGCCCACCGTGAAACGCCTTCACGCCCGCGTTGTGCGACACCGTGGCAAGGGTCTGCGTGTCGTCAAATTTGCGGCCGTCAATCTGCAAGTTGGCCTCAAGAAGGCCATCTGTTGAGCACGAAAACTCAGCACTTGTGATCTTGCCGCCGGTGAATTCATGGCACTTGACGGTGCCGTCACGGTAAGGGACGCCCACCTGGCCGGTAATGGATTTGCCGTAAACATCGGCCAGCGGGTGCGTCTGGAGATAAGCGGCCGAGGCTGCCTGCTGCACCGGTGAGACGCTGCCACCCATCAACGTGTTGAGTAGCACGCCCATTTTCGAGTACGGCACATCAATGGCAACGGTGCCCGTGGCCGCGTGGTACGTCTCAACGTAGTGGTCAAGGTTCGGGCCAAAGCTGCCCGTGATGATGCCCTCGCCCTGAACGCGGTTGGGAACGCGGTTAATCGCCGCGCTGCGATGCTTGACAAACTTGGCGGGTGCAACGCGCGTGCCGTACGTCGTTTCGGCGCTGAATCCGAAACTTGACCCCATGCCGGAACCAATAGCCATTTACTTGCCTTTCGTTTCGTTGGTGCTTGCGGTTGCCGAGCCCTTGGCTTTTGCCTTATCTGCGAGCTCCCAAATTGCTTGCTCACCCTGCTCACCGGTCTGCCAGTAGCAGGGGTCAGAATCGGGCACGTTGATGACGCCACCAACGGGAACCTTGACCCACCGGTTGCCGACAGGCACCACTAGGTCATCAGGTGAAATGTTGCGGTATTGCGGCATGGGTTGCCCCTTTTCTAGTAAGCGTCAATGGCTCGGTAGTGAACGGATAAAACGGCCTCGACATACGGGCCATAATCGGAAACGCCCACGCGGTGCTTAGTCTCAATCCGCATGATTTGTGGATCCATGCGCGCGGCATTGACGCCTAGCGATGGGTCGTCAGTAATGGCGGCGGTGATGGCATCAACGATGACCCCGCACCGGGTGCGCATCGTCGCAACGGCATCGTCACCGGATTGCACAACGACAGACACGCGGCAAATGCCATCCTCGGCACGGTTGCCCCACGGCGCGTCATGCCAGTCTGAAACGGTTTCGCCCGCGTCGTCAGAGTCGAACCCTGGCCCGACGCAAACAAACTCGCGCAAGTCGTCATTGGTGTTGGGGAACGAGTCAAACACCGGCGTTGTGAGCGCGGCATCAAGGGCGGTGACGAGCGCGGCGTGAACATCAAAAAGAATCATGCGAACCCAACCGAGTTGCTCAACGGATCGAGTAGCTCCATGACGCGGCGCGGATACGTGTACCCAAGCCCTGACTCCCACTCGTCGCCAGTGTTCGGCCGCTTGGCCCCGCGCTGCGTGGCCCACAAGTGCTTAACCATTTGCTTGACTGCGTGACTCGCTAGGGTCAAGTCGTCACCGGTGACGCCAGCCACATACGTGACGCTGATGTTGTCCACACCGCGCGTGAAGTATGAGGGCGCGATACCGCTGACACGCTCCACTGCACCGCCGTGAAACTTGAGGCGGTACTCACCGGCGCTTAGCGAGGTGCCGCCCTCGGAAATGGCGGTCAGTGAGGTGGCTCGAGGGTGACGCAGCACCACTAGCCGCCCGCCGCCATCGTGCGTCTCGGTGAACGCCTCGCGCACCAACTTGCGTTGCGCGTACCTCTCGGCGGCCACGGTTGCTGCTGCGACAAACTCGCGCAATTCCTCGTCATTGGTGGTGCTTGTGATGTTGAGGAATGCTTTCACCTCATCGAGGCTGATAAGCCCGGCACCGGCGGCCACCGTGAAGGCGTCCACGTAGGTTGATGCGTTGGTGCCCGTGGCCACCCACCGCACGCCAAAGCGCCCCGCCACCGCTGGCGTGTACGTTGCCGAATACACACCGGTTGAGGAATTGGTAACGCTTGGCGTTGCGGTGGTGCCGTCAGGCAACGTGATGGTCAGCACAACGGCTGTTGCGTTGGCCAAAGCCCCGGCGGTGTCCTTGACATTCACCGCCAGGGGCACAACGTCGCCCAAATCAAACATACGTTACCCCTTGCGGGTCGTGGTTCGCTTCACGGGTTTTGGCTCATCGGCACGCGCGGCGGGCGCGGGTGCCGAGTAACCGATACGGGCTAGCTCGGCGTCCACGGCTTTGACGCGTGACGCGTGCCCAAAGGCGTCGAGTGCTGCCCGCTCACGCAGTAGCGCCGCCGTGTAGGCGTCAGGTTCGGCGCTCACTAGCTGGCCACAACGTAGGGAAGTGTGGCAACCGTGGTGGGCGTGGCAATTGTTGCCGGTGCCGTCGCGGTCAGTGCAGAGCCCGAGGTCTGAGCAAGCACCTTGGCTGACAGGCCAATGGCCCCGCCAACGGTGGCGTGCCCGAGGTCAGCGCCACGCAGCGTTGGCGGTGTTGTGGCCTTCACCATGATGGCCGCGTAATACAGGCCGGGCGTGGTGATGGTCTGCGCCGATGCGAGCGCAAGAGTCAGCGCCGTGTTGGCTGCCCATGCGGTTGTGGTCTGGTCTGCCGACTGACTGAGCAACGCGCCCGAGGTGTCATAGAGCGCGAACCAATAGTTAGTGGGAGTGCCCGCCGCCGTGCCGCCAGAAATGAACGTCAGGCTTGTGACCTTATCGCCGTATTGCAGCGGTAGGCCAGCGGTAAGCATCACCTGCGTGGTCAGTGCGGAAAGGTTGCCACCGGCTGCGAAACGCGGCACCGATTCGGCGAACGTCGAGTTAGTGGGCGAGCCTTGACGTAGGTAGTTCTCGTCAAAGTATGGGCCATTCTGACGCGTCATAGCGCCTGCCTTTCAGGTGTAGGTGTTCCGCCGATTGAGGAACTAGAACGCGCGCCGAGTGAGCCCCCGGCGTGCGAACTAGCCACGCAATTAGCTGGCTGCGATGCCGAATGTTGGCGTTGTCAGACCCGAGCCGGTGATCTTGCCGTGCGCGCCCGGGTAACGGCCAGCGGTAAACGCTGAGTATCCGTAGGCCACAAGCTTGACGGAAAGGTTCGCCGCATTGGTCTGCTCGGCGCGAATCAGCAACGGGCTGCCTGGCTGTTCCCAAAGGAATAGCTCATCAGCGGTAACACCGAGGATGATGTCGCGCGTGCTGGAATCAGTCGTCGTGATGTTGGCATCAACGATGACAGGCAGGCCCGCGAGGATCCCGCGAACGCCAGCGCCATATGCCTTTGACTGTTCCTGGCCGATGAGCTGCACACCGACGCCCGAGAAACCAAACATTGCTTGGTTGGTGCCGATTGCTGAGCAGAAGAATGCCCAGCGGCGCGGGTGCATCACAAGGTGGGTTGCCGCCTTGTAAACGCCCGACTCGATCTGCTGCTGTAGATCCCACAACGGCCCCCATGCCTCGCTTGGCGTCGGGGTCGCATCGGTGTAGGTCACCGCCACAATGCTCGAGGTGTTGAGGATTCCAAGGTGCGTGCCCGAGGTGCCGTCATCAGCGATGATGCCCCGATCAAGCTCGGTGGCGTAGCGCACCGCAAGATCCTCGATGACGACATTTTCAGCACCAACCGAGCGGTCTACCGCTTGGCGAGATACGTCCTGTTGGCCCGCAATCGTTCGCACGTTCACGGTCAGCAAAGTGTCGTCAAGGTCAGTCTCTTGCACGGCCGCGTTTTCTGACGCCTGAACGGCGGCAGCGGTTGCGGTGGTGATGCGTGAAATATTTACGGTCATGCCATCGGCAGGCAACGCCAGCTTGCGGCAGTTGTCAGCCAACGGGCGGCCCTTGGCAACGGCAGGCGCGGCCAAATCGGTGAGGTACTGAGGAACCGTCAGGCCCGCAAATGCACCGGTGCCAACGTCGCGCTTTTCGATGCGTTCCTCAACCATGTGCCGGTTGAGGCGCTCGTTAGCGGCAACGTCGTTGCCAAGCTGCCCGCGAACCACGTCAGCGAGGAACGAAATACCCTCGGCCGGGTTGCCCGGTGAGTAGGTGCGCTTCTCGGATCCGACGCGCGCAACCTCATCGTACTTGCGCAGCGATGCGCCCGACTCGGTAACGGTGGCCGCATCACGTGCTGCCTTCTCGTCTGCAGCCTTTTCGGCGCGCAAGTCGTTGAGGCGTGCCTCCTGCGCTGCAATCTTGGCGTCAGCCTCACGCTTGGCGATGGACAGGCCATCAAAGCGTGCCTGCTCATCCTCGGTCAGTGCCTTGCGTGCGTCAGCCTCAACGCCCGCTAGTAGTGCCTTCTGGTCAGCGGTGGCCGCTTCCCGTGCCGAGCGCGCGGCCGTCAGTTCGGCCTCGCTAACGGCAATCAGAGTGTCGAAATTCATTGCGTGTTCCTTCCAAAGGGTTGGGTTGGTGCCTTCATCGCTGCGCGCCATCTGGCAGGGCAACCGGGCGAGCGTCTGACGCGCGGTAGGCAGCACAAATCACCCGCATTGATCGCGGGTAGTCGTTGGGTATTGGTCTAGCGGTCAAGCTCCATTGCGGCGCGCAAGTAGGCCACCTGCGACACCTCGGGTGCCGGTGCAACATCGGCAGCGAATCGCGCCGTGAGCCGCGACATAGCCGCGCGCGCCTGTTCCTCGCTCATATGATCGAGCGCGGCCAACAGCGATGCGGCCCGTGCCTCAATCGAGGTGTGAGGATTAGCGCCGTACGTCACCGCTGATACGTCGCCCCGGTCGAGGTCTACCGCGTTAATGCGGTACTCGGTGTAATCCGGCGACCATTGGCCATCAGTGATGCGGAATGCAAAGCTCATTTCTGTGACCGCGCCGTCAGCAATCGCGGCCGTGAGGTCGCGCACGTCGGTGCGTGTTGGGTTGAGTAGCGCACGGCTCAGAAGCCCGGTGGCATCGGCGCTTAGCTCAAGCGTTCCCGCGCCGGTGCGTGCCATCGCTCGGCCCGCGTGATTTTCCAAGAACACAACGTCAGGATTCGCGCTCAAGGTGGCGTCGAACGCGCTCGCTGACACAACCTCGGAGTACGGCCCGAACATGTCATGCATTGTGTAACCGCGTTCCACGACTGACGCGTAACCGGTCAGTTCGGTGAATGCCTTACCGTCGTGCTCAACCGTCTTGGTGCGAATCTCGCTAGAGAACGCCGCGACGCGGCTGCGCGAAACGGGCACCTCGGTGGCCGCGCGTGCCTGCTGAATCGTTGTCATTGTGTTGGTGCTCCGTTCGGAGTCGGTGCCGCTGGCAGCGCCTTGGCAGGATTAACCGCCTGAAACTCGGCCATATCGGCAGGCGTCAGCGGCGGCAGATTCATTAATGCGCGAGCCTCGGAATACGTGCGCAGTTTGGCGGCCACGTCCTCGCGCAACACCTGTTGGCGGGTTTGTGGATCCAAACGCAACAGTGCGTCTTGGTTGAGGCGCACCATGCGTGGGCGAGCAACTAGGCCATTGCTCCACGCTTCCTCGCGGCGCACAATCGCCGGGTTGAGGTTGCGCACGAGTAGGTGCAAATCGTCCTGAGTCACGTTGGCATAAGTCACGGTGCCGCCCGATCCCGGCGAGGCTGCGTCAATGGCACGGCTCGGGACGCCAAAGAATCGGCAAATATCTTCCGAGCCAAACCGCATGGCCTCAAGGAATTGCGACTCATTGGCCGCCACCGAGATGAAGTCAAACTCCCAATCATTGCCGTGGACGAACACGTCGCGGGCAGCAACCGACGCCTTAAACCGATCCTTGACTAGCTCGGCATCGTCTTTGTCGATCCTCTTGGCGGTGTTCTTGAGTTTGCCGCTCGGCATGGATCCGTTAGCGAACCAATCAAGCGCGAATTGTTGCGCGCTCAAATACTGACCAATGCTCATTGCCGCGTAGGCCAGCGGGCTTAAACCAATCGGCAAGCCCGGTGCCGTCCATTGCTTCTCATGCCAAATCTGTGACCGCTCGAAACGCTGCCCGTTGATGCGCCAAAACTCGTCGCCGCCCTGGCATACGTAGGTGGCCTGATCCATTGGCGCAAGCTCAATGCGTGCCGGTTTGCCGTCAGCGGCAAACGCGGTGATGACTCCCACCGTGTTGCCGTAGCGGTCAAGGTCAATTTGTGAGGAATAGCGCCACTCAGTTGAGAGGCAATCAGGCCCACCGGGTTGCGTAATGATCTCCGGCGGATTCACCAAGACGTTGATGCCGCCCACGTTGCGGAATACGTCCACGGGCAGCGTTGAGATTAGGTCAGCGCGTAGCCGTAAACAGGCCCAGACGGCCGAATGCGCTAGTGCCGATTCGGCATTCACTGTCACGTTGCCGCGCCTCGAGCCGTACCGCTGGCCGATTAGTTCGGCGGCGGTGCTCAACTCGCGCTTAAATAGCAGGCTCATGCCCTGCCCGCCACGTAGCTGAGCGCCAAGAACGGCAGCGCCGCAAGAATGCAGCCCACACCGACACCGACGCCGCCGCCAATCAGTGTGCCCGCCACGATGGCGACACCGGCCGCGAACAGCACGCACGCGAGAATTTCCAGAAGCGTTGTAACCACGCCCGTGCCTTTCCGTCAGTAAATCGAATCGGCAACGTCATAGTTGCCCGGCTCAAGCTCAATGAATCCAAACAGCGCCAGCGTTGCCGCCACGAGCGGCGTAATGTCGTGGCTCGACCCTTTGCGCGTCCACGCCCACCGCTCACCGAGCGGGCGGCGCTTAGCGTTCGCCAGGGCAAGGTTGAGGCTCGACTCATCGCGGTGGCGCAACGTGGCGTCAATGACGGCCGTTTGGAATAGTGCGCACGCGTTGGCGAGTTGGTCAGCATTTGTGACCACCACGTTGTGCCCGGCAGCGGTCAGGCGGTCAATCAGTGACGCGCCCGCGCTTTTTGCGTCAATGACCACGCCCGCCGGTGACCACTTCTCGGCCAGTTCGACTAGGCGCGGCTCAACCCAACTCATACCCGAGCCGGTGGCAACAGTCTCGACGTGATGCAATCCCGCCGCATTCATTCCGCACACCGAAATTGCCGAGCTCGCGGCGTCGGGCCCGACATCAACAGCAAAGACGACAGGATCCAACGGAGTCGAGTCCTCATCAGCGCACGCGTGCCACGCCGCCACATCAATAACCGCGTTACCGCCAGTCGGTGCCCAAATACCGAGGCGCTCACGGGCGAATTCGGCGTCAGGCAGGGCGGCACGTTCACGGGCAATAAACTCAGTCGGGATACGGATACCCATTGCCGGATTAGCGGCAGCCCATGCGGCCCGGTCGTCAAGGTCAGCGCCCGGCTCGGCGCTCCATTCGAGATATGCGAGCGTTTCGTCACCGGTTAGGCCACGTTCACGCACGGCGGCCAGCTGCGTGCTTGTGGCCATGCCCGCGCTCGACGCGTACCACACTTGAGGGTTAGGACGTGCCGCCAACGTGGGCAGCAACGCGGCCATATCCTCGGCGTTGAGGTTAAATGCCTCATCAAGAATGATGCAATCACCGGTAAATCCTCGACCGCTCGAGCGGCTACGGGCCACGAAACGCAACCGCTGCCCGGTCGTCAGTTCCACGCCTTCATCACCGTGGGAGCGTGTCACCGTTTTAACGCGCTTACGCATCCAGTCGGTGTTCTCAATCAGCGTCAGGATGCGCCGGAATCCCTCGGCGGCGGTCTTAAATTGGTGCGCAGAATGCAAAATGAGCTGCTCATCAAACAGGAACAGGCCCGCCAGCGC